TTGGCCAGGGGCCTGCTGCTGGCCGGGCTGGCCGGGCTTCTGATTGGCCGGCGCCTGGGCGTCCGGCGCCCTGGCGAACCGGCCCTGCTCGCGCGGCTGCTCGGTCTTGGGCGGCTTCTTCAGGTCGAGCGGCAGCTCTGGCTCGTCGTCCGGCGGGTTGTTGTGGCCGCGCTTGGCCTCGGCCGGCTTGGCCGGCTCCTTGCCCTTCTGCGCCCGATCGAACGCCGCCTGGATCGCCTCCCGCCGGCTGCCGGGCGTCTTGCTCGTCTCCGGTGCCTTGTCGGGCGGCGTGTTGGTGGACGGCGTCGGCGTCTGGGTCGGGTTCGGATTGACCACCACCTCGGCAGCCGGCGCAGGGGTGTTCGCTGCCGGCGCCGGTGAGGCAGCAGGCGCTACTGTCACGTCAGACATGGTCGTCTCCTATCGGGCGGTTCCCGCCCTGACACGTTCGACGGCCCTCTGCAGCGCGTGACGGCGCTGGGCTTTGACTTGCTTGGTATCGGTCGATCGCTGCTTCGGCGCCGGCCGCTCGTTGCCGACCTCGGTCAGGCCATGCGCCCGGCCCACGGCGCGGAACGCCGCCTTGGAAGTGTACATGCGGCCGTCGACCTGCTCGATCGCCGGCATCTCGTCTGTGATCAGATTTGGGCACGGCAATGGCGATCGTGCCGGCGGCGTCCGCTCACGCGCCACGCGCCACCGTCCCGGCTCGATCTCAATCAGCGTCGTCATCTCAGATGCCATACTTGCCGGTGAAATAGCCGTCGAGCGAGTTGCGCTCGGCCAGCGACAACGCGGTGTTGGTGACAATGATCTCGCTTATCGGGCCGTCCCATGCAGAACCGCCAAACGATGCGGCAAACCCGTTTCCAATCCCGAACTTGGCAGTGGTGTTACCCCAAGGAGCGGCGCACGCCACTGGCGTGCTGGGTAGATTGTTGACGTAGACGATATTGTTAGCGCCGTCGAAGATCGAACCCATGCGGTAGTTGGTCGAGACAACGGCAAGATACGTCCCCAAAAACCCAGCGCGATATGTCGCTACGTTGCTGGTCCCTGCCGGGATAAATATCCAAGCAGCGTTCGCAATGGTTGCAGTGTCACCACCTCCGGTACCATCAAAGCTGACCGCCCTGCCGTAAGCGCCATTAGCCAATGGACTGAACTGTCCAACGATGAACACCGAACCTGTCACGCCTGTGCCAAGCCCGGTGAAGCTAAGGTTTTGCAGACCGGCATTATTGGCCGCAACAAAGTTGAACGTGGGCTTGCCGTTGAACCCGGTCGCGCTGAACGGCACGACGCCTGAGTTGGTCAGCGTCTTGCCATTGCCGCTCTGATCAGCCACCGCCGTGACGTTCGCGCCACTCAACGTCACGCCGACATCGGCCTTCCACCAGCCCTTCAACGCCGCGCCCAGATCGGCCGGCGTCCACGCTGGTGCGCCGCCGCCACCGCCGCTGCCGCCGTAGTTCACCGGCCAGCCGCCGGCGGCGACCTTGGTCACCGGCGTGCCGTACTTGTTGGTGGCCTCGGTGACCGGCGCACCGCCGCTGGTCACCTCGGTGACAGGTATGCCGCCCGCAACCACGGTCACAACCGGCATACCCATCGCCTGCCCCCCGCCTTTGCGCCGCTCAGCGCTTGGACTTGCCCTTGCGCTTGTCGGCCGGCCGCTTGCCCTTGCTCGGCTTGCGCACCGGCGGCTTCTTCTCGCGCTTCTGCTGCGTGCTGCTCGTCTCGTCATCACCGGCGACGGCGGTGAACTCAAAGGCGAGCGCGTCCGACAGGTCATCGCCGCGGGCGACCTCGACGTCGACCGTCGCGGCCGCGATCGCGGTCGGGATGTTGGCCGTCAGCACCGTCTCGGAGACGAGCACCGTCTCCATATCCTCGTCGTTGAACACGATCACGCTGTCGGCGTCGAAGCCGCCGCCGGTCGCGGTCAACTCAAAGGTGCCAAGCCCATCAGCCTGCGCCGGCACGCTGTCGGGGCTGATGTCGGTCAGCGCGAGCGCCGGCAGCTCTTCGCCGCCACCGCCACCACCGATCGGCGTGCCGTCCGGGTTCATGTTGCTGCCGAGCGTCGAGCCAGGCGGCTCGTTGATGCTGGCGAGGCTGCCCATGCCCTCGATCGGCGCTGCGTGCTGGTCGGGCGCACCCGGCGTCGGGATCTTCGGCACCGCGGCGCCGGCGACGCCGTGCTCCATGCCGAGCGTAGCCGGGTCGACGATCGGCCCGTGCCCAGGCTCGGCGCTCGGGATGTTCGGGTTGACGTTGTCGCGGGTGATCTGGCCGCGACTGATGTCGGCCGGCAGCCGGTCCTCGGGCTTGGTGTGCTCGATGAAGTCGAACGGCCGATCGACCAGCAGGCGGTTGTCGCCCCCTGCTCGATCGGCAGCGACGCGCTTGGCGCCGTCCTCGTCGTAGTTGCGGCGCGGCTCGGGCCGGCCGGTCTGCTCTTGTCGCTGCGTGGTCATGTAAACGTCCATGTCTGCGGCGCCGTGGTGACGACGCCGCCGGTGATGACGACCACAGGCCACGGCCCCGCGGAGGTTTTCTTCGTCACCGCGGGCGCGGTCAGCGAGGTTGCAGAGTTGAACGTGGTCGTCTGCGCTACGCCGTTCACATAGATAACGCTCTGCTTGGTGAAGTTGGTTCCGGTCGCGCCGAGAGTAGTTGCGCCGACGCCGGACACGGTCGAGCCGGGCGTGATCGAGGTCAGCGCCGGGTTGGTCGCCGGCGACAGCGAGCTGGCGTGCTGCTGGTTCGGGTTGTTGGTGTAGCTGCCCAGGTCGGACACCATCACCGTGGGGCACTCGACCCTGGATCCTGGCGCGGTGACCACCACCTCGGTGCCGGCGCCCTCATGCGGGACGCTGGTCGAGGCCGGCACAGCGCCGTTGAAGTTGACGTTGGGCGGCGTCACGCCGCCGGCGCCAGGGTAGGTGCCTTCGGTGCCGCCGGCGGTTGCTCCTGATCCCGAGGCCAAGGCGGCCGTGTTGGCGGCGAACGCGGTCAACGCACCGGCAGCGCCATCGTCGAAGAACGGTGGCGGGAAATCCTTGGGGTTCACAGACGACCAGTTCTTCGGGTCGTTGTAGGTGTTCTTCGTGTAGTTGGGGACGTTCGGCGGCGTCGCGCCGGTGAACGACATGTTGGTCGGCGGCGTCGGGCTTGGCGGCGTCACGGTCAATGCGCTCTGGGCCATCTGGCTCTCCTCACTGGGTTAGTTCATTCGAGTAGCTGCTTGGATCCGCGACGCCGCCCATTATTGCACCAGTACCGGCGGCAGCGCCACCGACACTGAGCAGCGGCGCCTTCTTGCGGATGAAGTCGGACAGCGTCTTGGCTGGATCCTCGCCGCGGATGCGTGCGGTGTACAGTATTCGTTCGTTGAGCAGCTGCGGGAAGGTGTGCGTCGGCACCGTCCCCAGCCCGGTCAGCCCGCCAGCACCGGCCCAGGCCGCGCCCTGCACGTCGGCGGTCGGCAGTTTGAAGTCGCGGCCGATCTCGCTGTAGAGCTTCTCGGCGGCGCCATACTCGTTGGCACGCGGCTTGGCGACCCAGAAGTATGGGATCTGCAGTGCATCCTTGATCTTGAGCCTGCCGGCTTCGTGCAGCTGCTGCGGCCGGAAGCTGACCGTGTCGCCGTCGCGCTCGCCGTAGCGATTGACAATCGTGTCCTTGGTCGGGTCGGTGCCCTGCTTGTACTTGGCCGACACCGACGTCTCCAAGAACCGCGGATCGCGCGTGCGCATGCCGATGTTGCGGAAGGCGTGCGTGTCCATCGTGCCCGGCACGAGGTTGCCCTGCAGGTTCTGCGAGAACGACGCCGGCTTGGTGTTCTTGAAGATGTCCCAGCCCTCTGGCGACATCACGGTGGCGTGGTTCTGCCGGTGCAGGTTCTGCGCGACATGGCCGTAGGGATACGGCAGATCCTCGGGCAGGCCCTTCTTGCTCATCATGTAGTGGTACGAGGCATTGCGGATGTTGGTCGGCACGTCCGATCGTGGCGACGTCGCCGCCACCATGTCGATGAACCGCTCGTACTCGACCGGCCCATTGCGCGGCCCCAGCTCCTTGATGAAGGCCTGCCGCACTGGCTCGTTGTGGTACCACTTGTCGGCGCCGAAGCCGATGCCCGTCTCGACGCTCTCGCGCACGCCCTGCTGCACCCGCTTCATGCGCAGTGCATCCTCCAGGCGATCGGTCACGCCGTGCTTGGGGACATAGCGCTCCATCGCCACCTGCGGCACGTCCGAACGCAGTGGACCAGACAGATCCATCGGCCCGGCGCCCTTCGGGCCGGCGGCGATCTCGTCGAGGATCGCCCGGCTCTGCTTGGTAAAGGCGGCGCCCTTGATCGGCTGGCCGTAGGCGTCGAACAGCGGCTTGGCGAGCTTCGGTATGTCCGGCATGCGCAGCGGCTCAGCCAACGCGCCGGGGGCGAAGCCGGCGACCCGCTCGGCCGCCTTGCCGGCGACCTTGGCCGCCCTGGCGCCCGGTACGAGGCCAGCCGCGGCGACACCAAAGTGCAGGGGGCTGGGTGCGTCCCACATGTCGGCGATCGAGCCGATCGGCGTCAGGTTCAGTGCCGCCTTGGCGACATCCTGCTGCTGTTGCTGCTCCGGCGTGTAGACCTTCGGCAGGCTGCGCTCGACAATGCCGGGCCGCTCGGCCTCCGGCGGCAGGGCAAACTCCGGCGGCAGCTGCCGCGGCACGGCGCCATTGCCCCAGGCCGGTGGCGCATTGTCCTCGACCGGCTGCGGCCGCGGCCCGACCGTAATGCGCAGCGGCGCCTGACCGTACTGGTTCGGGTCCAGCAGGTCGCCCATCACCCAGTCATCCTCGTAGGCCATCAGTTCCTCCAGTCCGGCGGTAACCACGGCAGCGGCGGCATGATCGGGCCGGGCTTGCCGCGCGGCGTTGGCCACGGCTGCCCTGGCGGCGGGTATGGCGACGGCGCCGGCGGCCCCTGGATCGGCGGCCGGCCGGCCATCACGCTCTGCTCATCGTTGGTTGGCCGTCCGGCGCGAGGATCGACCGGCGGCGCGTTGCGCAGCAGCTCCTCGTAAGCTGCATCCAGCTCGGCCTGGGTCCGCTGCGGCAGGTCACGCTGCGCCCACTGCGGCGGCGGGTTCTGCCGGAACGCACGGTCGACGATACGGTCCAACTCGTCGAGGCTCTCCTTCCTGGCGAGGCGGCCCTCGAATTGATCGGCCGTCGACGCCTGCAGCGGATGCGGGAAAGCCTGCGGCGGCGGGTTGTCGATCGCCGCCTTGAAGCCGTGCGGGTCATGGCCAAACGTGCGATCGCGGCCGGCGTCCATCTGCAGTGCGCTCTGGTCGATCAGGTCGCCCCAGCCGCGGGCCGGCCGCATGTAGCCCGGCACGATCACCGGCTCATTGCCGCTAAACTCATGCAGGCTGGTCGGTCGCCGGTCGTCGATGTTGGTCGACGCCGGCATCGCCTCGTAGTTATCCTGCCGCGCCAGCTCGCCCATGATCCAGTCGTCGTCGGCCATCACTGCCTCCGGGGTGCCGGCGGTTGCGTCATCTTGAGCTGCTGCTGCGCGCGCTGGTCGGCTGAGCGCTGCGCCTGCTCGCTCGATCGCTGGTTGGCGAGCTGCGCCGCCTGCTGCGCCTTCTGCGCGTTCAGCGCCATGTCCTGGTTCTTCTCCAGCACATGCATCTGATGCGCCTCGCGGCTCTCGACCACCTTCTGCGCCTGCACCTGCTGCTTGCCTTCGGTGTCGGACAGCTTGATCTGGGCATTGGCCCAGGCAATGCGGCGCTCGTTGGCGAGCGTCTCCTGATGCTGGCGGTCCTTCTGCACCAGCTCGTCCTGCTTGACCTTGAGATCGCCGGCGTCGCTCTGCTTCTTCTGCTCGATCTTCGCCATCTCGATCTCTTTCATCAGCTTGAGCTTCTCCTCCTCCGGGTTCGGCTGCGGCTGCGTGCTCTTCATCTTCATCTGCTCGACCAGCTCGTCGATCGTGCCGTCGAGCGATCGGCCGGCGCGGAACGGCGCGGTCGCGAACTTCAGCAGCTCGCCGCAGAACTCGGCGGTCTTAGGCTCGGCGCTGATCATCTGCGACAGCTGCGGCAGCAGCGTGCTGAGCACGCCGATGAACTCGGTGCGCCGCTGCTTCTCGGCGTTCTCGTCGGCCATGATCGTGCTGTCGGTTTCGATGTCGAGCACGAAGCTCTTGGCGCGGTTGTCCTTCAGGAACTTGAGCACCTGCTCGATCGTCGGCTTCTCGCGCAGCTGGTTGATGGTCTGGACGCCGGCCTCCTGCGCCTTCTGCATCTGCTGGGCGATCTGCTGCGCCTGCTCGGGGTTCTGCTGCGCCATCTGCTGCACCTGCGGGTTCTGCATCAGCGTCTGCACCTGCTGCTGCTGCGCCTGCATCTGCTTCATCACCTCGGCGATCTTCTGCTGCACCATCTGCTGGGTCGGCAGCTGGGTCTGCGACATCTCGATGATGGTCACCGGGCTGAACTTGTCGGTGATGATGTCGAGCGTGATCTCGACCAGATCGCGCGCCAGCCGCACCAGCTCCTGCTGCTTGTCCTTGATGCGCTTGGAGCCGTACTCGGTCTTGAGCTGCTGGGCGCCGAGCGTCTCGGCCGGGTCGGTGGCGCCGCGCATGATGTCGGACAGGCCCATGATCTGGTAGATGTCCTCGATCACCTGCTTGCGCAGTGCGACGAGGCCGGTCACCGTCTGCGCGATCATGTCGATCGGCATCCAGATGATCACTTCCTTCGAGCCGCCGAACGCCGCCCAGTTGCTGATCGGCACCAGCAGGCGGCCCGGCGTCTTGGCCTTGATCGCGGCCTGGATCGCGTCGCCCAGCTCGGCGCCGCCGGCCGGATAGAAGCCCTTGACCTCCAGCGCGTCGCTCAGCGCGTGGATCCGGCCGGTCAGCAGGTTCAGCTCATCGAGCTGGTCGCGATACTGCAGCACATCAGGGACAGGTATCAGCGAGCCGCGCTGCACCGTGCCGTAGGCCGGCCGCGGGCACGGGAAGAAGTTGCACAGCTCCAGATGCGGGTTGTCCTCGTCGAGGATCTTCTCGCAGCCCTGCGCGACCCAGAGCACGCGCTGGTCCTTCTTCGACCAGATCTCCCAGAACTTGGCCCGCTCGCGGTTGTCGGCGCCGCCGACCTCCTTGCTCTCCTTGTTCACGCGGTACTCGGCGTTCTGGTACTCGTCGCCGCTGGTCTTGCGGAAGCGCTTGCGCGCCTGCGCCCGCGTCAGGTAGCTGGCGCCGGCGACCCAGCCGACCTCTTCCCAGTTGCGCGAGATCGAGTGCAGGAAGTCGCGCCGGTGCTTGAAGTCGAGGCAAACCTTCTCGCGATTGTAGTAGCCCTTGCCGGCGCTCTCGTAGCGCGCCCACAGCACGCCGCGGCTGATCAGCGCCACGTCGTCGCGTACCAGCTTCATCAGGTCATCGATGCGCGTGATGTCGAACGCCACCACGGCGCAGCGCTCGGCGATCTCGCTGGCGGCCTGATAGACCGGCCGGCGGTCCTTGAACTTCGGCACCACCACGGGCTGCGGCGGCTTGGCGTAGATGCTCGGCTTGATCACCTCGCAGTTCGCCCAGAACATCGCGAACTCTTTGTCGCGCGTCATGCTCGACAGCCGCTCCAGCGACGCGAACAGCTTGTCGATCTTGTCGCAGTGGTCGTTCCACTGCTCGAAGGCGTCCTCGCTCTCGGTCAGCAGGTTGAGCCACGCCTTGGCGCTCTTCGGCTCGACGCTCGGGTTGTAGTCCTGATCGTCGACGCTCTCGTCGGCCGGCGCCGGCTTCGGGTTGTCGTTGTCGTCGATCATAGGCGCAGCCCTCCACGCGGTTCAGCCGGCGGCGGGATCATGAAGCCGCGCGGCTGCTCGACCTTGACCTCGCGCAGCGGCGCGTGCCGCCACGCCAGCGACAGATAGCGGAAGGCGTCAGCCGGATGCGACGTCCAATCGTGGACGTGGCTGGCGCGGAACGCCTTCGTCTCGTCGTCCCACTCGCGATGATACAGCTCCAGCGCGGCGATCAGCTTGTCCTCGCAGCGCGGATGAAACACGCACAGCGGCAGCGTGCGGCGCACCGCGTTGCGGCCGTCCTCCAGCGTCGCCCACGGCACCATCAGCGGATGCAGGCCGAGCTGCTGCATCGTCTCGACCCTGGTGCGGCCGCTGCCCCACTCCTTCACCTTGGCGTCATGCGGGACGTAATCGTGGCCGCGCATCCAGCCGTAGTCGCGCTCGCGCTGCTCGATCGCGACGAGGTGGCTGTCGAGGCCGACGCCGCTCGCCACATAGACGTCGAGGATGATCAGCTGCGCACCCTGCAGCTGAAACCAGATCACCACGTTGTCGTCCGTCACCCCGAGATCCCAGGCGCGGTGAACGTACTGGTCGGGCAGCGCGTCGACCTCAAGCACGCGACCTTCCTCGCGCACCTGCGCCATCTCCAGCGCATAGAAGGCGCCGAGCACGCTCGCGGTCCAGTCGCAGTACAGCTCCTGGCGATAGCTCGCCCGGCCGGCGTCGGCGCCGTACAGGTCGACCATCTCCTTCATCGTCTCGTCGAGCTGCGCCGGCGTCAGCATCCCGGTCTGCTCGACCGTCAGCAGCTCGCTGAACCAGCTCGGCGTCTGCTGCGCGTGCTTGAACATCGCGTGCGCGTGGTTGCGGCCGCGCGGTGTCGTAATGAAGATCGCCCAGCCGTTGTTCTCTTCGAGGATCGGTCTGTAATACGCCCAGGCGCTCGGGTTCGCGAGCGCGTACTCGCTGAACACGATGCCCGCGGTCGAGGCGCCGACCGTCGAGCTGTACTGATCGGAGCCGATGCATTGCACGGTCGAGCCGTTGACCAAACGCAGGAACATCTCGCTCTCGTTGGTGCTCGATCGGATCTCATGCGGGAACGCCTCGTCGATGCGCCGCTTGCCGCTGTGCGGATTGACCGCGGTCCAGATCGCCTTGCGGGCCTGCGCATACTCTGGTGCGCAGTACCAGTACGATGCCGGCCGCTCGATCGCCTTGACGGCGCAGTGATGCAGGCAGACGTCGTCCTTGCCAGCGCGTCGGTGCCAGACCGCCATGGCACGCTTGCCGCCGGCCTGCAGGTACTGCCACAGCTTCATCTGGTGATGCCGCGGCGTCCATCCGTTGTTGGGTAGCGTGATCTCAGGCATAGCTCACCAGCCAGATCACCAGCACCACAACGCCGATCGAGATCAACGCGCCGATGATGATTGCCAGCAGCGCGTTGTCGCTCATGTGATCGGCTCGAAGTTGTCCTTGAAGTACTTCGCGGCGACCAACCACTGGTCGGCGTGGTTCTTCGGGTTGCGTGCGATCATGTCGCCGGCCTTCGGCGAGCCGGCCGCGGCGTCGACCGCCGACACCTCGTAGCCGTTGACAGTCTCGCCGGGAACGTAGCAGCGCATCTCGGCGATCTGCGTGCGCCGGTACATGATGAACGGGTTGTCGATCGTGTAGCTCGCTTCGCTCATATCAGTCCCAATCGCTCGGCGTGAAGATCGTCGGCGGCAGCACGTCGCGCAGCGCGAACAGCACGGCGAACGGCGTGATGATGCCGGCCAGGAACGCGATCGAGATCCACAGCACGATCATTTGCCGCCGCCCTCGATGATGTGTCTGATCGTCACCTTGATATCCTCGCCATCGGCTCCGGTCACCGGCTGCACCGCCTTGCCCCAGCCGCGCTCCCACAGCATGTGGATCGCCCGCAGGCGTGCGTCCTCCTGGCCCTTCGTGTTCTGTGCGATGGCCGCCACAATGCGAACAGTGCTGGGCGTGTAGGCCCGGCACAATGAACGGATATCAGCTGGTGCTTTAGCCATTTAGCTCCTGGGTATCTTTACGTTGCTGCTGCTGCTCCAGGCGATCGACCCTGGCGCTCAGAACAATGAGCCGGTGCATCAGCGGGTTGACCTTGTCGTTGAGCTGGGCGCTGGCCGCACGCACGGCCGCCTCCATCGCCGCGTGGACGTCGTTGCGCACGGCCTGATCGCCGGCTGCAACGATCGGGATGATCTTGCCACCTGACATGCTGTGCCCATGAACGCGAAGAGGCGCGCACCGCCCGGACAGGACAGTACGCGCCTCCTGGGACACCGTCCAGATCAGGTCTGGTCGCGGTGCCACTTCGGCACGATCGGCATCTCACCGTGGTGGATCATCGATCGCAGCAGCAGCACCTCCGCGGCGCTGGGCGTCGCATCGCCCTTGATGTAACGCCGAGCTGTCCGCTCGCTCAGGCCCAGGTAGCGGCCGGCGCCGGCCTGGGTCATGCCCAGGCTCTTGATCGCCGCCCTGAACTGCCTGGGCGTCATCGTTCGTTCTTCTTGCCAGCTCATCTGCCTGTGCTCCGTTGCTCGAAACCCTCCACCTAGGCCTTTCTGACCCCCCGGTCAAGTGGTCAAAATAGATCAGAATAGGTGTTGACATGGTAGGACAGGCTGACCTATATAGGGTCATCACAACGGAGCTGCCGCCATGAACACCCCGACCCAGATCGCCGACCTGATCGCCCGCAACGCCCTGTTCGTCGTCAACCACTCCGGCGGCAAGGACAGCCAAGCCATGATGATCAAGCTGCTGGAGATCATCCCCGCCAGCCAGATGCTGGTCGTCCACGCCTCGCTCGGCGAGATGGAGTGGGACGGCGCCCTGGAGCTGGCCCAGCAGCAGGCCGCCGACGCCGGCGCTCCCTTCCTCGTTGCCCGCGCCGAGAAGTCGTTCCTCGACATGGTCGAGCGCCGCTTCGCCAGCCGCCCCGAGGTGCCGTCCTGGCCGTCAGCCTCGCACCGCCAGTGCACCAGCGACCTGAAGCGTGGCCCGATCGAGCGTGAAGTTCGCCGCTACATGAAGGCCCGCGGCATGACCCTGGTGGTGTCCTGCACCGGCATCCGCGCCGCCGAGAGCGTGTCCCGCTCCAAGCTCAGCCCGCTCAAGGCCAACGCCGCCCAGAGCAAAGCCGGCCGCACCTGGGTCGAGTGGTGCCCGATCTTCGAGCTGAGCACCGCCGAGGTGTTCGCCACGATCGCCGGCGCCGGCCAGCAGCCGCACGCCGCCTACGCCGCCGGCAACGAGCGCCTGTCCTGCGTGTTCTGCATCATGGGATCCAAGCGTGACATCGCCCGCGGCGCGGCCGCCCGCCCCGAGCTGTTCGCCCGCTACGTCGAGCTGGAAGAGCGCACCGGATACACCATGCACATGAGCCGCAAGAGCCTGACCCAGCTGGTCGCAGAGGCCAGCGCATTGACCGCTTGACAGCCCGGTCAGGCTGTCCTATGTATTGCGTCGACGGCGGCACAGGCCACCCGAACCGAACCAGGAGTTACCCAGATGACCATCAAGATCCGCCTCACCACGATCGACGGTGTCAACAAGATCCGCAGCTTCAAGAGCCTCGACGCCGCCCGCAAGTTCTGCCTCGACCGCGTCGGCCCCCAGGATGTCGAGGGCGGCCATTACGCTGTCTCGAACGACGGCGTCGCCAAGGTGACCTGGGCCGGCTGCACCCGCTCCGAGCTGTTCGGTGAAGTTGCAGCCCCCGTTGCAGCCGAGCCGGGCTACGTCGCGATCCGCTCGGGCCGCGACAGCTACAAGCTCTACTGCGGCAAGGTCTGCCCGGCGACCTTCTTCGCCACCGCCTACGAGGCGCTCGACAACGTCACCGGCGATCACGCCGATGGCTGGGCGCTGAAGAGCGACAGCTACGGCCTGGAAGGCTGCTTCGATCCCGACCAGCACTACCCCACGCTGGCGCAGGCACTGGCTTACGCCAAGGGCACCCACAAGGCGCTGATGCAGGCCTGGGCCGACGAGGCTCACGCCGAGCAGCAGGCCGAGGGTGCGTGGCTGCGGGCCGCCGAGATGGGCACCATGGAGGACATGCACTTCGAGGACATGGAGCGCGAGCGCGAAGCCTTCTATCGTTGATCGTTCACGGCCAGCTTGACAGTCCGGTCAAGCTGGCCTAAGCCACCTTCTCTTTCGCCATCGAACCCACAGGAGCTACCGATGACCACCAAGACCAAGACCCTCGCCGCCGCCCGCAAGTGGCACAGCTGCGATCCGCAGATCTTCGCCGCGGCGAAGCAGAACGGCCACAAGACCCGCATCCACACCAACACCTACCAGGGCTACACCTTCGAGAACCGCGAAGTGCTCTGCACCGACGAAGAGATCGAGCACATCTACGATTACTTCTGCCCCTGATCGCTGCACCATCAATCGTTCATCACAAGGACCAAGACCATGAAGCTCTCTTCCAAAACCACCACCACCAACTACTACGTCGAGGACGGCATGGTGCCGTACAAGGTTGTCCGCACTGAGTGGTCGCCGACGCCGGCATGGCGTGCCGATCGCGGCGACGACTGGAAGGTGTTCGGCTCGCAGGGCATCCACCGCTACGAGAAGCTGTGCGATGCCAGCAAGGCGACGCACAAGCGCGTCGTCGCCGCGGTGCAGGCCATGATCGCGGAGGGCGCATAACATGACCCGCATCGTTCTCTTCAACTCCTGCCGCTGCGAGCTGGCCAGCATCACGCTGTCCGACCGCGACGCCACCGGCGAGGCGATCGCCAGGGCCGCCATCGAGCTGATCGAGCAGACCGGCTCGCTCAACGGCGGCGACATCATCGACATCATCGAGGACTGAACCATGAGAGTACAAATCCCCGCCTACACCGACCGCTGGATGATGGGCGACCGCTACGGCGAGGTCGTCCGCATCACCCGAAACAAGCCCGCCAACGCCGTGCGTGCCGCCCTGCTCACCAGGGAACGCTGGCCGACCGCCTACCGCGAGATCGCCCACGTCAAGCTCGACAAGTCGGGCAAGGTCACCCGCGTCATCCTCGCCGACTGTGAGGTGATCTGATGTACCAGGGCAAGCTGTCACCGCTGGTGCCGCCGATCGTCAACCTGAACGGCAACAGCCGCGAGGCGCTGGTCGACCAGCAGCGCCGGATCCTCGACGCCCTCGGGCAGCTGCTCGGGGCCATGCACGCGGCGATGCCGCACGGCCGGGACTATCAACCCCAGCCGCAGGAGTACGTCGCCGCACGCGAGGCCTGGGTCGAGCGCATCATGCTGCTGCAATCGCTCAAGGTCGAGCTGACCGCCAACGCGCTCTGCATCTCCAACCCGGCCGAGCATCTGGCGCCGCGCGACCATCGCATCTAGCTTGGATAGCGATGGACGCACCCGCAAACCTCGCTCAGGCGGTCGCCGCCTGGGCCGCGATCGAAGAGCACCTGATCCGGCACTGTGGCCTGCTCGACAGCTCACGCCTCGACATGGAGCGGCCGGCCCTGATCAGGATTGTCGCCGAGGCCCTGGCCGGCGTGCCAGCCATGCCGGCGCCGGCGCCGGCTGAACGGTACGATCCGACCCTGGCGCCGCCGGCCCAGGTCATGCCCCACCGGCCGATCGGCACGCCGGTCTGGATCGGCACCGACCTGCCGAACCCGTTCCCCAGGCCGGACGGGCCGGGCTTCAACTGCCGCGGCTGCGGCCGCCGGCAGCGAGGCGCCCGGCACGCCGACCCCAGGCTGCTATGCGACGTCTGCATCCCCAGAGCAGTGCAACCGCACAGCCGGTGATCACGGCCAGACTGACCGTGATTACACCCGCGGAACCATTGCCAACACGGGATGGTTGTGGCCATACCAGGGGCGGCTCGCCGGGCCAGAAGGTCGAATAGACCACCCGCTCGGTGTCACCCTTCAACCGCTCGATCGCCGCGTCGATCGGCGACAGCTCCCAGGCTGGCTGCGGCACAGGAGGCTCCACATGCTTCGGCTCGTCTACGACCACCGGCAGCAGCGGCCGCAGCTGCGGCTGGTGGCCGCCCCGCCGATCGCTCCAGCAGCGCCGGCCGCGATCGCCGTGCCAGTACAGGTATGCCCCTGGATAGGCCCGTCGCGCCTCGGGCTTGCTCAGGCATGCGCTGACGGCGTCTGCCCGTGCCGAGACAAGCACCAGGGCGATTAAGCTCGCCCTGGCGCATCCTCGGGTCATGCGTCGTCGTCCGGCTCAGCGATGTGCGGCTCGGATGGGATCTGGAAGGCGTTCAGCTGCGCCTTGACCGACCGCCACAGCACCTCCCACTTGATCGCCCTGGCGGTGGCCTGATCCCGGATCAACGTCATCTCGGCCACCCGGCTGTCGGCATTGGCCAGCTGCGTCTGCATCGCCTCCAGGGCGATCTTGTAGCCGGCGATGTCGGCCCGCAGCTGGTGGTTCTCGCTGATCGCGTTGTCGCGGTCGTGGGCCATCACCTGAAACTGCTCCAGGCCGTAGGCCACCGCCGCCTTGCGATCCTCAGGCAGCGCCGGCGGCGTGCCGT